AATCAGACGGCTGCGGATGCTTACTTCTCTGATATCAAAAAGTACATGGGGGCTTTGTCCTATGGGTTGCGTCGTGGATATGAAAGAGAGATGACATGGCAGGAGTGGTTTAGCATGGCAGCGGCAATACTTTACCAACTTGAGTTTGATCAGATTCCAACACTTGAAGGTCCGGATTCTCTGAAAAATGAAATTATCGGAGCAAATGAAACATTAATCATTCATAACTCTTCCCATGGAACACAATTAAATGATATTTCTGGTGATGAGATTGATGGAGTAGATGAAGCACTTTATTTTGACAAGCCTTTGCTTGATGATGATATTCATGTAATTTTGCAAAATATTCCTTTATTGTCTAATTAAAACAAATTGTCATGACAACACAACAGTTTTTTAAAGGTCTGTTTATGGCACTGATGGCAGTGATTGTAGCGGCGTTTTCACAAACCCCTATTGATTACCTGCTTCTTGCTGTAACAGCAGTGAGCACAATCTTGACGTATACAGGAAAGAATCTTGTGGCAGTTCTCCATTCTGATTCTCCTGCTGGGGCACTCAGTTGGATAAACCTTGCATCAGGTCTTCTGATTGCCCTTGGTACTGCGGCATTGCAGTCATTCGGGCAGTTCGTTATTGAAGGAGTAGTAATTTGGTCTATCGTATGGAAGGTGGCTCTATCAGCCGCATTCACATATCTTGGTGGTACTTTCCTTGCTCCTCCGTACAATACAACAAAAGTACGAGTGTTTGGCAGTGTACGAAAAGCCGCTTAAGTAAAGAAGTTCCGGGGTGAAAGATCCCCGGAACTATTCTAACAATTAACTTGTCAAGTGATGGAACGAACGAAAGGAATAGTCAAACAAGATGCCGGGTTGGTAGCCTACGCCCAATTACTTGGTGACCTTGTTGGGAGGATGCAACTTGCCACAACACTTGGCATGCAATACGCGGGAGAGCGTGATATCTATAAAGCCTTGGGGTATCCACAGACAAGTGATTTAAAATTTGAAGATTATTACGGTAGGTATTGTCGGCAGGATATTGCGAAGGCTGTTATTGACAGACCGGTTCGTGGTACGTGGCAAGGCCCACTTGAGTTAATTGAATCAGAGGAAACAAAAGATACAGAGTTTGAAAAGGCCTGGGTTGCTTTAAATTTGAAGCTCAGTTTAAAAGCAAAGCTTTCTAGACTTGATAGGTTAACCGGTCTTGGGCGATATGGGGTTCTTTTACTTGGACTTGATGATGTTTCCACACGTGAAGGGTTTGAAAGACCTGTAAAGGAGGGGGCTCGTACTTTAAAATATGTTAAGCCTTTTGGAGAAACCAGTGCAAAAATACTTACCTATGTCACAAATCCAAGTGATGAGCGTTTTGGATTACCATTGATGTATTCCATTGAAACGGTTAATATCAGTACAGGTGCAACAATACTGACAAAGGTTCACCACTCACGAATGTTACACGTAACAGATGAGGCGTTAGAATCAGAGATATACGGTATTCCTCGATTACAATCCATCTATAACCGCTTGATGGATTTGGATAAGGTTATCGGCGGGGATGCTGAGATGTTTTGGCGGGGTGCCCGTCCTGGGTATGAGGGTAAAGTTGATCCTCAATACACGATGACACCTAAGGGGCGGGAAGATTTAATTTCACAGATATCGGAGTATGAGAATAACCTACGCCGTATCCTCATAAATGAAGGTGTTGAGTTGAAATCATTGGCTCAACAGATTGCCGATCCCTCTCCACACTTTATGGTAATACTTCAAGCGATATCGGCAGAGACTGGAATACCTGTACGGGTGTTAACAGGTAGTGAACGTGGTGAGTTAGCAAGTTCGCAGGATGCCGGGGAATGGAAGGCCTACGTACAAGCCCGCAGGGAGGAGCACGCGGAGACTAATATAATACGCCCACTTGTAGGGATGCTCCTTAAATACGGCGTTTTACCAAGCCTTAAGACGGAAAATTACACGGTTAAGTGGAACGACCTGTACTCCCTTAGTGAAAAGGACAGAGTTGAGATTGGTAAGTCAAGGGCTAATGCTTTACGTGAATACACATACAGTCCAATGTCTGAGGCTATTGTTCCGCCGGATGCCTTCTTTGACTTGTTCTTAGGGTTGACCCCGGAACAGATTACACTTATCCGTGAGCAACGTGATGAGCTTATTTCACAAGAAGACTTGTATGACAAGATTTTGGAAGAGTTGGAACCTGAGCCTGTTGTGATGCCAGGGCAGTCTCCGGCAGGTGGTGCAAAGAGCACACCGGCCAAGCCGACAAAGAAGAATACGATGAGTAGAACAAAATGAGTGAAGTAGCAACATATACTGAAGCCGTTCGTAAGAACTACGATCCTACGCATACGACCGCATTGAGAAACGCTTTCGCGGCAGACTTCCGCAGGCGTTTCAAAGAGTTGGCTGCCGTAGTTGCCATAGGTGTTTATCAAAACGACTGCTTTGGTTTGAAAGAGAAATTACATACCTTCCAAATGCAATCTCCACCAAGAGAAGCTTATGCGTTCTTACGGAGCCAAGAGAAGATTGCGGCGTTTATGAAGTGGTTAGAAAAACAGGTGGAGTTAGGTATTTTGACAATACAGGATCTTGATCAAATAGGTACTGCAATTGAATCCGTTTGGACAAATAAATACATCTACGATTCTTATAAAAGAGGGGTTCTCAGAGCGCGATATGAGATGGGGCAACTTGGTATGGAACTTACTCCACTTGAAATGATCGGAGGGGCTGCAACATTGTTGGGGTTACCAATGCATTTGGATCGTCTTGGTTTACTGTACACAAGGCTATTCACAGATTTAAAAGGGATCACTTCCGCAATGGATTCACAAATTAGTCGTATATTAGCTCAGGGATTAGCGGATGGAGATGGTCCGCGATTGTTGGCTCGTAAGTTAGTATCGACAATTAATGGTACAGGAATGGGTGATTTAGGCATAACAGACACATTAGGTAGGTTTATCCCTGCCGCACGACGGGCTGAGATTCTTGCTCGCACGGAGATTATTCGGGCACACCATTTGGGTACCATACAAGAATACAGAAATCAAGGTTTATTGAATATTGTAGTAAAGGCTGAATGGAAAACGGCTGGGGATGATCGCGTATGTTCAAAGTGTGCCAGTTTGGAAGGGAAGGTTTTCACGTTGGATGAGATAGAACCAATGATACCACAGCATCCACAATGCCGTTGTATTGCACTTCCATATATTGAGGAACTTTTGAAGTATAAAATAAGGTAGGAGGATGAGATATGCCATGGACCGTAGCAGATGTTGACAAGCACAAGAAGGGCTTGAGTGACAAACAAAAGAAACAATGGGTTCGTATTGCCAATGTCGCTTTGGCATTGTGTATGAAGAAAGGTGGTACTGATGAGGAGTGTGCTGCCAAGGCAATAAAACAGGCAAACGGCGTTGTTAACGCAAACAGTGGTGCTTACGCAGTGTACAAGAACCGACCTGACTCAGATTATGAAGTCACCCTTACTGTACATCAGGAAAGACCCTGTTATGTGGTACCTGTTGTAATGATGGTAGAGGGGGTACATAATGGAAGCCATGGACCACTTCTCCATAAAATTGATGAACTTGGGAAAATTCCGGCTGCTTGGAATGGTATCCCTGTTGTGATAGATCACCCGGAGGATGAGGCCGGTACTCCGATTTCAGCGAACTCTCCCGAGGTTATTGATAAGCGAACAGTTGGACGGGTATATAATACGAATGTCGATGGAACGAGATTATGCGCGGAAGTTTGGTTGGATGAAGAGAAACTTAATTCGATTGCTCCTGAAATACTTGAAGACATCACAAATAATAAACTTATTGAAGTTAGCGTGGGGGTATTTTCGGAGGAAGAGGAAGAAAAGGGTGTCTGGAACGGGGAAGAGTACGTAGCAAAAGCATACAACTATCGGCCGGATCACCTTGCCATACTTACAGAGTTCGTTGGGGCCTGTTCTTGTGAGGATGGGTGTGGTTTGCGAAACAATAAACAAAATGACATGATACAGGTATCAATTGAAGGAACATTAAAAGGTAAGGATCTTGTTCTTGCATTAAACAGACAAGGTGTTGCCACACGGGCAATCGGTAATCATGCCGATGCTGGGTACAAAGAGAAGCTGAATGCTGTTTATTCGGCGTTACAGACACTAGATGGGGATGACTCTTACAGTTACTTGGAGGAGATGTTTGACACCTACTTGATATATAGCAAGAGTAGCAAAGGTGCTACCAAAATGTATAAACAGGATTATTCGTATGAGAGCGGGAAACTTGATTTGACGGGGAATCCTGTTGAAGTCCATCGAAAGGTGGAGTATGTGACTAATAATTTAAGTATTAACCAAAAGGAGGTAAACATGAGTAAAGAATGCGCCCCCTGCATCAAAGAGAAGGTTGACCATCTGATTGCAAACAGTCAGGGTCGCTGGACCGAAGATGACAGGGACTTTCTTCAGACGCTCTCCGAAGCTCAGTTGGATAAAATGAAGCCAATTGAGACTGAGAAGGTCGTTGAGAAGAAAATCGAAGTGAACAAACTCACTCCGCAGCAGGAAGCCGACCTTGCCTTT